GACACGTGACCCGAGAATGAAAGAACGTAAGAAATACGGTCTCAAAGCAGCTCGTCGCGCTCCGCAGTTCAGCAAGCGATAATTCAAACGAATATCACAAAAGAGCAAATTTCCCCGAAAACATCGAGTTTTCGGGGATTTCTTTATATTCCGATAAATCTATCAGACACCACAAAAACACACAAAATTTCAACGGTAACTAACACATAACTAACAGGTAACTAACACGGAAAATCTTGTCTTGTGTAAGACATTACAAGTCTTATGTAAGACACATTTTGCAATAAAAAAAGGACGAATCAATCGCCCTTTTCGTTGCAGTATTCAATGATGCATGACCGGACATCCTTTTTCGTCCGGCAATGGCAGGAATGACCGTCCTTGAAAATGATGTCATATCCGTCGTGCATGTTTCCGGTGATTCCGGAAATCATTTCTCTGTTCTTTTCTGCAATCTGCATTGTATCAAATAAACCGCATTGGTCTTTTCTGACAAGGTCTTGCATGTACGCATTGACCGACATCCCTTTACTGGATGCAAGAGCCTTGATGATGTCTTTCATGCCTTTAGGTACAACGAGATTGATTCGTTCGTAATGCTCACGCCCGAAATTGTTTTTGTATTCAGTTCTATTCATGGCACACCTCTATATTTTATTGATAGCGTCAATCAGTTCCTCAATCTCAAAATGAGTATAGACAACCTCTGTCACACCCTGTCCTTTGTGTCCGACAATTTTCTTGATGACCTTGTCTGACACTCCGGCAACCGTCAACATGGAAATACATGTGTGACGGGTATCGTGAGGACGGTGTTTCATTCCGAGGGTCTCAATAAGTGGCGACCAGTACGAATCATAATAATTCCGGTATTTGAAATGTTCACCCTCCGGAGTAGAGAGGAGATATTCACAATCATTGAGGTTGTACCAGTATTCAAAGAACGGATAAACCTTTTCAGAGATTGGAGCGGTACGGATTCCGGCAGCAGTTTTCGAGGCGACAATCTTGAAATATCTTTCCTCAAGGTTCACATTTTCTTTCTTGAGGTCGAGGAGTTCGCCGATTCTGCATCCGGTATATATCAGCATGAGGATGACAGTATAATATATATTTGAATCCTTGACATCCCATATCTTTTTGACCTCTGTTTTTGAAAAAGGTTTCCGGTTGTATGCGTTCGGGTTTCCTGCCTTTTTGATGTCGAGGTATTCAACGAGATTCCGTTCTTTTGGGATAATCTCATGAATCACGGCGTATTTATACATCAGACCGAGCAGGACTTTCAATTTCCGGAGTGTTGGATAATTTTTGCCGGATTCATCGACAATCATTTGCAGGTGGTCGAGTTTGACATCGACAAACCGCATCCGTGCAAGTTTATCACACAACGCCCATGCTGCACGATAACCCTTGACGTTGGAATCACTGACGGTCGGAAAATGTTCATCAGACCATCGCTCATATACATCCTCGAATGTGACTTTTGCAGCATCCACATCATAAGGATTTGCATTGAACTCCGCAAGTGCGGTCAATGCCTCTTTACGGGTCGGGTAATATCCGACGACCGTATATAATTGTTTTGATTTACCTGTTTTCGGGTCGATTTCCCATCCTTTTGTCTTTTTGGCAACATAAGGATTCCGGCGATTTCCCGATAATTTGTAAACCGTTCCGAATCCGTTCGGTAGTTTCATAAAATCACCATCCTAAAAAAGAGTATAAAAAATAAAACCAATGCAAAAAGCACGGTTTTATGATAGAATGGTGTTTGCAGGAACATTCTGTCGGTGCTTTTTGCAGGAGCATGAGACGGAGGTTTCACAAAGGCGATTCACATTGCAGTGTGGGTCGTCTTTTTTATTGTGCATTATTCATTTGCACGGCGTTCTTTTGCGACTTTTCTATACTTGCGACCGATGACAACACATGCGACACCGAACACAATAGCAATTATTCCGGCAACCGGAACAGCAAGCAATAGAATCAATCCTAAAAGTGCAAGGACAGCACCGAGAACAATCATGAGGATTCCGCAAACACTGTATGTATTTGCAGAGTATTCCTTTTTCTGCGGTGCATTTGTGGAACTGGATGCAGCAGGATTTCCGTTTGCAGCCGTCAATCCTTTTGCGATGTCGGACACGCCGACGGTAGTTCTGTTATACACTGCGTTATATGCTGCCTTTTTCGGGTCGTTGACGATTCCCATTCCCTTTTTACCATAAAGGGGATTGACCGCCTTTTTGACCTGCCGTTTGACTTTTCCTGTTGTTCTTGCCTTGATGCTTTTCTTAATGTTTGGCTTTCTGACACCGTATTTCATGAACACACCTCCATTTCTATAAAATCAACATTCTGTAAACTTTCCTCAAGAGAGGAGGTGAGCAGAATGAAAATCCTTGTGTGGGAAGTGAGAACCTCAAAAGGGTTCACATTGATGGAGTTATCGAAGAAATCCGGAATCGGAAAATCTACGATAAACAACATCGAAAACGGTAAGGTGTCACCGACATTGTTTCAACTTGAAATGATAGCGATTGCATTAGGCGTGAACATCACCGACCTGTTTGAATCCGAATACAAATAATTGTACCATAATGCAGCGGGATTCCGGCAGCAGGAGGAACGATTTCCATGATTATGGAAATCAACCTCGATATTTCCACAATCATGGAAATATATGATACAATGCAATTCGGAAAGGGGGTGGTGTCTCCCTTGAATTACAAAGAGGCTATTGTCGAAATAGTCGGAAAGATACACAGCGAACGCATCCTCAAGAGGATATACAAATTCGTGTTGTATCTCTACACCCATGAGACTGGCAGTTGAAAGACTGTCAGTCTTTTTTTGATGCAAATAAATCTATGATTCTTTGAAATGCTGCGATGTCCTCGTCGCTTGCCTCAAGTAGTGCCTTGAAAAGATTCTTGCGGGCATCGTCCTCACCTACCATGATGCGGTCGATTCTTTCGATGAAATCGTCGTCGGTATCAACGAACATCTCACCGTCACCAGTAGTCAACCATATATAATCAACATTAAATTCACGGCAGATTGATTTGATAACCTGTTCAGTAACGGAGTTTTTTCCGTTTTCAATTTGACTGACAGAGTTCTTTTTCATTCCTATTTTCTCACCGAATTTTTCAAGGGTGAGACCGAGTGCTTTTCGTACTTCTCTGATTCGTTCGCCTTGTGTCATGTGAAATCACCTCCTCTATTTTCTAAAGCATAACACCGAAAGAGACAAAAATCAATAAAAAAGTTCTTTCAAAGAACAAAAAAGAGTTGACATTGTTCTTTCAAGGAATTATACTGTTCTTACAAAGAACACAGGAGGTACAAAACAATGATGAAATCTGAATTTGAAAACCTTGCAGGTAGAGCAGTAACAAACGAACAGTACAGAGCGATTGAAACATTATATATGAGTAGCAACCTTGAAAAAACGGAATTTGTAAAGAGCATCAGAACAATGCTCAAGAGCATCCCACAGCCGGAAAGGAAAAAAGACATCAAACGAATGGTCGTAAGAGACAAGAGCGGTTACAGAAAGACACCGAACGGATGCTATTGCCACATCAAATATGTTGAATTGGTAGACATTGACATCAAAACAGGGAAATACATCATCAAGCCACTTGAGGAAAAAGATTTTGAGAGACTGGCAAAAGACGGACACGATTTGAATTTAGACACATGGTTTGATTTCGATTATGAGGATTGCATCGACGAAAAGAAAAAGCCGATTGAACTGAATTATTAAAGCCGAAACGGGGCAGCAGTCGCCCCGTCAGTGTCCGGATGGCAACCGACACTCTGACGATGGCAAGCCGAAAGACATCGTTCAGCGATACCGTGGGAAACATGGCAGCGGTCGCACCTGCTAGAAAGTGCGTGGATGGTCAACAGGTTTTCGATGATTTTTAATGTGAAAAGCATCAACACGGTATACATTGCCGGAAAAGAGGTGGACGGGATGAAAAGACCGAGAGAACCACCGACAGGAGGAAACAGGATGGATATAGGACGAATATTGCCGACAGAGGCAGCAGCAATCCTCAATGTGTCACCGCAATTCGTGAGGGTAGCAATGCAGCAGGGAAAACTCCCGATAGGAACGGCGGTGCAGATGTCCTCAATTTGGACGTATCACATTTCGGAAAAACTGCTTGCAGATTATTCCGGAAAGAACATAGAAAAAGAGATTGAGAGAATCCGAGGAGGTGTTGAAAAATGACGAGAAACGAGAAAAAGGCAGTGATTGAGAGCATGGCAGAAAAATTCATGAATATTGACGACCTTGAGGGAAAGTCAATGACCATTATGGTGATGTCTGCGTATGCCGAGGGTAAGGCAGCAGGAAAAGCAGAGGAGCGTCGCAGATGGGAACAGAAAGAGGCGGTTGCAGCCGTTTAATGAAAACGCCCCGTCATAACGGCGGGGCAGTACATAGCAGGAGCATGAGAGCAAAGAAAAAGGACAACCATTGCAGTGGTCGTCCTTGTATCGACTGATTGTGTCAGTCGCTAACTGATAGAAATATTATAGCAAATCTGACACAAAAAAGCAACTTGAAAAGCGACCGAAAAGGTCTATAAAATCAAGGGTTTTCGGAACTTTTATCGTCCTTGTAATAGATAATAACAAGTCTACGAAAACATAACAGGAGGAACGTGTCAGATGGCAAGAAAAAGAGGGATGCAATATATCCCGTATGATTATGAGGCAGCATATAACAAAGCGATGGAGGACATGCATGAGTGGTTCATTGAGAACCTGTTCCAACATCGAAAGAAAGTTATATATGCACTAAAAGAGATAACAGCAGGAGACCAGTTTGAAATTGAGATATATCCGCAGTTCCGGAGCATGGATGAAGTACCTCCGGAGGGGAGGACAATCAAGAAAGACAACAACAAGGCTCAAAAGAATCTGAATGACAAGAACGCACGGAAATATGTTGAGAGGCTAATCAATGAGAATTTCAGTGACCGTGATATTTGGATGACATTGACCTATGATGACGAGCATCTCCCGCCGGACGGGGATGTGGATGCAGCAATCAAGAATGTGCAAAAGTACATCCGACGCATCAACTATCAGAGGAAAAAGAGAGGTCTCCCGAATGCGAAATATGTCTATGTGACCGCATACAATCCGGATGCGGAAATCAGATGGCATCATCACATTGTCATGGATGGAGCGTTAGACATAGAGACGGTTGAATCCTGTTGGAAACAGTCAAGCAGGAATGAGGTTCGCCGATTGCAGACGGACGAAAACGGTCTGTCCGGTATGGCGAATTATATCGTCGAGGAAAAGAACCGTGTTCCGTCGGAAAAGAGATGGAACAGTTCACAGGGATTGAGAGACCCACGAATCAAGGTCGTTCATTCCAAACGTCCGGCAGCAGGAGGCAGTTATAAAAAAATAGGCTCATTCGTTGACAAGATGGTCAAGGATAGGGATTCCATTCCGGAGATATTGAAAAAGTGGTATCCGGACATGGATTTCACGAATGCAGCAGTGTACTACAACGATTTTAATTGCATGTTTTATATACATGCACGAATGCGGAAAAGGAGGTCGACAGGTGAAAAGACGAATAAGACGGATAAGACGGGCATTGAAAAGAGCAGGTTTATATAATGCATTTCACATCACATTGATTGCGGTATTACTGATAGGATTTTGCGTGATATTGTTCAATGTCAAAGAACCGGAGCAGCAGGAGGAAAAACCGGAGACGACGCAAGCGGAAGTGATACAGAATCCGGAAACAATGACACAGACGGCAGAGAGCATCGAGGACAAATACAAGGTGTTTGATACCATGTCCGAGGACTGGGGGAGTGATGACCTTGAGGGATTCGTGTTCTACGACCTGCCGGAGAAGTATGCAGACAAAGGCTATTTTCCGGAGAAAATGCAGATATACACAAGATGTCTATGCAAGCAAAACGATGTTCCGTATGCCCTTGTATTGGCAATCATAGAGTATGAATCCGGATATGAGTTCGACAAGACCGGAGACAACGGGAACTCAAAGGGATATATGCAGATATATGAGAAATGGCACACCGACCGGATGCAGAAATTGAACTGCATCGACCTCATGAACCCATATCAGAATGTGAAAGTCGGGATTGATTTCCTCTCGTATCTCCTCAAGAAATACGGAACGGTGCAGGATGCACTTGCAGCGTACAACTACGGTGAAAGAGGTGCAAGGGAACATTTGTGGAACAACGGCGTGTATGTCTATTCATACAACACGGCAATCATGCAGAGAATGAAAGAGATTGAGGAGGTGGTCGGGAAATGAGGTTTGACTGGAAACCGGAATCGAAAGAGAGGCATTTCCGAAAAGCGGAGGCAGCAGTCAAGGCAGCGGGATTCGATGACATCCTGCGGGTAGACAGAGACCAGTTTTCCGTCGTCAAGGGAACGGTCAAGGTACATTTCAAACCGATTTCGAGAGACGGGAAAACACGCCGATGGTGGGAGGCAAAGAGAACGATTGAGAACATGCATGAAGTGCCTCCGGCAAAAGACCAGTTCGGCAAGAAACACAAGAGCATTTTCATACATGCTTTTATGATTTTAGAAATGGAGGAGCAGGACAAATGAAAACATACAGACAGAAACATCCGTACATTGCACAAATCGGGTACATACTGCGGTACAAGCTGCAACGGTTCACATGGATGTTCAAGGTCAAGGATTGCAGACACATTTGTTTGTTCTGCGAATATTATGACGCATGCAGACAGGAGGGCAAAGGCAAATGAATATGAAATATGCAATGAGAAGTGAGGACACAGAGCAAATCAATGTTGTGTCGTGGGCGAATTGGAACATGAACCGTTATCCGGAATTGAGATGGTTGTTCCATGTACCGAACGGAGGCAGCAGAAACAAGCAGGAGGCAGTCAAATTCAAGCAGATGGGTGTCAAGGCGGGTGTTTCTGATTTGTGCCTCCCATATCCGAAAGGCTCATACTGCGGATTGTTCGTTGAAATGAAATTCGGTAACAACAGGCAGCAGGACACGCAAAAAGAGTTCCTTGCAGACATGGCAGCAGCAGGACATTTCGTCGCAACCTGCTATTCAGCAGAGGAGGCAATCAAAGTCATTGAGGAATATTTGAATCTTACGTTGTGTTATTGTCCGGAGGAGGATTTCAACAACAAAATGAGCATCCCGAACAACAGCATCCTCAAGGACGGGAAAGTCAAGGGAGGCAGGTCATGACGCTTGCGGATTTACTCAACACATTAGAGAGTGCGGACATGCTGCGAATCATCAAGGGAGACGAGGAGATATTCGTCGGGTATCTTGCATTATTTGCACCGGAGGTCGGTCACACGAACTGCAAACTCTATGAACAGTATAAATTTGACGAGGTTGTGAAATTCAGAGCAGTTCCGGAGATTACTCACAGGAAATGGAAAGAATTGAACCTCATGTCACCACTACGACCGGACGAAACGCCGGATTTCAAGTTTCAAGAATTGCAAATGAAACTGTATTACACAATTTATTTATAACAGGACAATAACAGGAAAACAGGAGGAAAAGACATGAAAATCATTGCAGTAATGTCACCAAAAGGAGGAATCGGGAAAACAACGACATCCGATTCAATCGCCTACATGTTGGGCGAGGAGCAGGGAAAAAGAGTGCTTGTGTTAGATGGAGACCCACAGGGAGACACATCAAAGACATTCGGAGTATATGAACCGGACGGAATCGGCATGAGTGAACTGCTTGAGAAACATGAATGCGTCGGAGGTACATATAAAACGGGCGATTTGATTCGACCGACCGACTATTCGCACATTGACATCATTCCGGCGAACGGTTATCTCATGAAAACCGACATGAATCTGCTGCTCAAGTCGGAGGACAATCAAGTCACAAGGATGCGTGAGGCGTTGGAGGAGGTCTCCGATGCATACGATTATTGCATTTGTGATTGTGGCCGACTGCTTGACATGGTAGTCATCAATATTCTGATTGCAGCAGAACTCGTCATCGCTCCGGTAAAGGTCGGAGGATATGAAATCGAGGCATTGCAGAACCTTGAGGAACAGATTGAGGACTTGAGAGACATCAATCCGGATTTGAGAATCAAGGCACTCATGACAATGCGACAGAAAAACAAGACCTCTCTTGAGGTTGAGGAATGGTTGAAAGCAGAATCCGGATTTGACATGTTTGTCACGCCGATTCGCCGTTCCATCATCGCAGAGAAATCCACAACAGCAATGATACCGCTCCCGAAATTTTCAAAGCGTGGGATTGTGTCTCAAGATTACAGATGCGTTGTGCATGAGTTGCTCAAGGAAATGGAGGGGTAAGGCATGGAAAACGAGACAATACAAATCCTTGAATTGTTCGGAGGAATTGGGTCGCCTCGATGTGCCTTGAGAAATTTGAACATTCCGACAAAAGCGATTGATTACGTGGAAATCAATGAAAAAGCAGTACAGTCATACAATTCGATGTTCCGTGAGGAATTAGCATATAAAACACAGACGGTCGTCGGATGGAACTTGAAACCGGACATTCTGATTCATGGTTCTCCCTGCCAAGACATGAGCATCGCAGGACATCAAGGAAAAGCGACCGGAGAGGGCAGAATCAACAGAGGAAAAGGTTCAGACGAGGGCAGCGGAACACGTTCCTCCCTTATGTGGGAGACAATACATATCATCGAGAACATGGGCGAATGGCGACCTCGTTATGTAATATGGGAAAATGTGAAAAATGTGAAATCAAAGTACATGAGACCGAATTTTGACAGGTACATGGTCGAAATGGAACGGTTAGGATATACGAATAATTTTGAGGTACTGGATGCAAGAGAGTTCGGATTGCCACAGGCGAGAGAGCGAGTGTTCACGGTTTCCGTTCTAAACGGAGAGAGATTTGAGTTTAACGACCTTATAAGGACACCGATGCGAAACTTGCAGGAATTTCTTGAGGATGACGCAAGCGTTCCGGATGTTTACGATGTGACACAACCGTCCGTGCTTGCTTGCATCGGAGAAAAAGGCATCCGCAGGGCAACGGTTATCACAGATTGTGCATATACAATCACGACAAGACAAGACCGGACACCTGCACAAGTCATCGACCGAGGCGATGGACGTTATCGGTATTTAACAGAGCGGGAATGTTGGCGATTGATGGGATATACCGACGAGGATTTCGACAGAGCGAAAGCAGTTCAGCAGAGGAACGGGAAATATTACAAAGCACTATACGACCAAGCAGGAAACAGCATCGCCGTTCCAATATTCGAGAGCATATTCAGAAAAATAATATTGCATGAGGTCGCATAAGACCGGAAAGAGAGGAATAAGCATGGGAGACATTATCAAAACAGCACAATGCAGGTTTTGCGGTCAGATGGTACAGATTGAGACCGACAAGGAACTGACGCAACCACAGGCAGAGGAACAGGCAACAATGACATGTAACTGCACAGAGGCGGTCGAGTATCAGAAAGAGAGGCAGAGAAAAGAAAAAGCAATGATGAATGTATCTGCCTTGTTTGGAGAGAATGCAGCACCGGACAAGAGATGCGGTGAGGGCATCGTGAACATCTTAAAGGCAGCAGTCGAGGAGATTTACACCGGAGGACTTGCAAAGGTCACATTGAACCTCCGAGGGGGGGTCAAAGCATCAATTTCACAGAATGCAAAGGGTGAAATCAACGTCGAGCGTACAGAGACAAAGAAACAGAAACTCGCAGAGTAATGACAGGAGGTTGAACAGATGGCAGCAGGATTCAGCGTGAAAGACGCACTCAACAAGAACAGCAAAGCGGGGATTGACGAATCTCCGAGAGCAAGATTCCGGACAAAGGACATCTCAATTTTCAAGATGTACCAGAATGATATGAATTTTTACAGTGTAGAGCAGATTGAGGAACTGGCAGGAGACATCCTCATGTATGGACTGAAACAGAACCTCGAACTTGTATATGCACCGTGCGAAAAGGGCGAATATAGAATCGTGGCAGGTGAAAGACGGTGGGAGGCTCTCAAGTATCTTGTATCAAAGGGATATAAAGAATTTGAACTTGCGACCAGTAAATTGACGACACCGCAGGACGATGACGAGGAGCAGGTTGAAATCATAATTGCGAATGCATACCGTACAAAGACCGTTTCAGACATGATTGAGGAGGAAACACGCCTCAAGGCATCTCTTGAGCGTATGAAAGCAGCGGGAAAGAAAATCAAGGGATATGACCTGCAATCCGGACGATTGAGAGAGGTGATTTCCTCAATGCTGCACATGAGCAAAACAAAGGTTGCTCAAATAGAGGCAGTCAATAACAATCTGATTCCGGAATGGAAAGAGGAACTAAAGGGCGAACGCCTCACATTTTCCGCAGCCTATGAATTGAGCGGGATGACAGAGGACGAGCAGCGGGAGGCACTGGGGAAATTCACAGAAACCGGAGAACTCACGCACAAAGATGTGAAAGACATGAAAGCAGAAAGGGCAGCAGGGCAGCAGGTGTCAGAATCCGACACAGAGGCAGAAATTGGCATGAACCCGCCGGAGGTGAGAGCGGGCGACGATTACGAAACACCACATCCGGAGGGAATCACATCAATATGTTATTCTTGCACCGAATATGAGACATGCAACGTCAAGACCGGAACATGCACCTCATGCGACCAGTACAAGAACCGTACAGAGGCATACAAGACCGACGAGCAGAGATATTCAGAGGAACAGGATGCAATCGACCGTGAGACAAAGAAAAAACTCCGTGAGATGGAGCAGGAGGAGAAGATGCAGAACCTCCCATCAGACACACAGGAGACCGGACAGAAAGTGCATCAGATACGCCTTGCAAAGTCTTATTTCGATGATGTGGCAAACGGAATCAAGACATTTGAACTCCGAAAGAATGACAGAGGATATAAAAAAGGCGACATTCTCGAAATGATGGAGTTTGCAGACGGAAAGAACACCGGACGCATGGTCAGAGTGCTTGTGACATATATCCTTGAGGACTACACAGGAATTGAGGACGGATATTGCATCATGGCAACCAAACTAATGAAAGAAAGCGAGGAATAATGAGTTATAAGCAAAAGCACCCGTATTTGATGCAGATTATATGTATCATCAAGTACAGTTTGAAAAAATGGAGGAAATAAGTGAAAACGATATATGTCAGTACAGGAACAATAAGAGATGCACAAGAGAGGGCAGGACGGCTCTACATGATATTAAGAGACTGCACTCCGGTAATTGCAGATTTGAACATGCATAACATGCAGGTTATAACAGAATCGACGGTTGTTAGATATATTCCGGCATCCAATAAGATGGACGGGATGCGATGCGATATTGCAGCGGGATTCGGAGAATTGGGAAAGGTGATTGCACACGGGAATGTCCGTGATGATTTGAACGACGAAAGGAAACTTGCAAAGTATATCGTTGACAATGAAACGATTTCAGAAAATGAAAATATTGAATGCAGGAGGTAAAAATCAATGAATGACATCAAAAGAGGCGAAATGTTCTATATCAGCAGAGGGGGGGCATCCTACAACGGGAGCGAACAGCACTCCGACCGTCCGGCGGTAGTTGTGAGCAACAACAAGAACAATGAGAACAGCAATGTTGTTGAAATCGTATATATGACGACACAACCGAAAACAGACCTCCCGACACATGTGACAGTGAGGTCAACAGGGAGAATCAGCACGGTATTGTGTGAGCAGGTCTATTCGGTATCAACGGAGCGTGTAGGAACATACATCGGAGAGTGTACAGACAAGGAAATGGAGAACATCGACATTGCTCTCATGATTTCCTTGCAGCTTGACGGCAACATGAAAACCTCAAAGAAATACAATGAGACAATCAAAGAGCAGCAGGAGGAAATCGACAGTCTCAAGAAAGAAATTGAGATGTTGCAGCAGGAGCATGAGGACGCAATCGCAGAGATTGAACAGGATGCAGCAGTCTATGTTGAGGAAAACAAGAAGATTGCAAACACGGAAAAGACAGAGGACACC